GGCCATAGGCAACCATCCGTTGATCAAGCAAAATTAATCATTCGAGCGTCCGAAGGGAAGTTAGATTTTGAATCCATTTATGGTAATCTCGAAGATATAATTGCTGAATGTTCAACCTAAACTTATCTGAAGACGAAAAGCCTTTAGATTTAGCCTTAGCTTACTACGACGAGGGTTTGTCAGTAGTGCCGTTGTTAAGACAATCAAAAAAGCCACCAGTTTTTTTGGGTGGTTGGCATCAATACAAAACAGAAAGGCCCAAAAGAGAGACTGTAATTGAGTGGTTCAAAGATCGTGATGATCTTGTAGTTGCACTCATCTGCGGTCAATTTATTGTTGTTGATGCCGATACGCCTGAAGCTATGGGGTGGGTTGATAACAACCTGCCCCCTTCTCCCTTCAAAGTTGTAACAGGTAAGGGCATGCACTATTACTATAACAACCCTGAAAACTTCACTACCTTTGCTACAAAAAGATTAAATGATACACCTATAGAAAGGCTTATAGATATTCGAGGAGAGGGTGGATTAATTATCGCACCCTACAACAAACATGCTAACGGTAATTTATATAGACCACAGACAATACCAGAATGGGATATACATGATTTCGACGATCTACCAGACTTTACAGAAAAAGAGTGGGAGCAGATAACAGGTAATGGAAAAAACAACAACGGACAAATAATTACTGCTCCTTTTTCTTTGGATGGTGTAAACGAAGGGTCGAGAAATGATCAGGCTGCAAGACTAGCAGGATATTTAATATCGAAAAACCTAAACTTAGAGTTTGCTAAATTTTTCATGCAATCTTGGAACACACAAAATCAACCGCCTCTTTCACAAGCAGAAATAAACTCTGTGGTAGATAATGTCAAAAAGACACACGACAGAAAGAATCAAAGAGCTCCACTATTTACTAAAACTAAAGAACAAATTGTGCCACCAAAAGATCTATTTAATCCACCAGGCATATTGAAAGACATGTTTAAATTTTGCGAAGAAATTGCACAAGTATCGCAACCTGAATTATCAATAGTGGGTGCCTTAGCTCTTGCAAGTGTCAGTTGTGGCAGACTGTACCGAACGACTATGAACAACTTTGCTTCACTATACTTTATGGGTATTGCGAAGTCAGGACAGGGTAAAGAAAATATAAAATCCTTTGTAGAAGCTGTGCTGAATATGTCAGAACATACAGAGCTTGTTGTGGGGGATGGTTACACATCTTCAGGTGCAGTCCATTCTATTTTGCGTTATAGACCAACACAAATAACTATAATGGATGAGTTCGGCAAGAGATTAGAAGCAATCGGTGCACAACAAAACACCAACAGAGAAGATGGTATTCAAACATTAATGGAAGCTTGGGGGAGATGCCACGGTACTTTGCGACCTGATAACTATTCTTTAATGAGTGTGCCGGAACAGTATAAAGACCAAGCCATGAACCGTGTCACACATAAACCAGCTATTACTTTAGTTGGTCTTTCTGTACCACAAAATTTCTACAAAGCATTAAACTCAGGTCGTATAGCTGATGGTTTCTTAAATAGATTTTTAGTTGTGGAATCGAAGGAACCAAGGAAAGTGCAGAGGTTAAAAAAGTTTAAAAGCCCACCTTTACAAATGGTTAACTGGATCAACTACATAAGGCGATCAAGATCGGAGTTTGGGGGTATAGAACTTAACAATGCCGAGCTAGACTTCCGACCACATGTTATACCTTTTTCACAAGACAGCGAACAGCTACTTAATGAGTTTGCACAAGAGATAGTAAAGAGACAGGAAGTCTTGGAGAAGGATAACTTAGAACCCTTATTGTCAAGAACAAGAGAAAAAGCTATGCGGTTGTCCTTAGTATGTGCTCTAGCTAGTAATGCTGACTGCAAACAAATACCAGGAGATGTCACACAATGGTGTATTGATTATGTCCGATACTACGACCTACTTTTTATTGAAGCGTGTCGTGACAAAGTAGCGTCTTCAGCTACAGAATCAAAAATAAAACAAGTCTTGTCATTCATTAGATCAAGAGGGGAAACAGGTATATCTAAAAGAGAGGTTGACAGGGGTGAGTTATTCAGATCAATGAAATCATATGAGGTCAAAGAAATTATAGAGAGACTTAAAAATGCTGGTGAGGTACAAGAAATGGACATAAAAATAGGTGGAAAGGGCAGGCCTACAAAAAGGTTGGTTGCTGTCGACCCTACATACTATGAGGATTGAATATGAAAAAACCAAGTTTTGAAACTTTAGAAGATCAAAAGAGAGAGGAACGAGTAGCTGGATATCTCGAGGGTGCTTGGGATGTGACCTGCCATAAACTACCAACATCATATGGTCTGGACTATTGGATCGAATCAAAAGACAAATGTTTTTGGTGTGAGGTCAAGTGTCGATCTTTTAGTTTTGATAAATACGACACATTCATTCTGTCGGTTGCGAAGCTAATGAAGGGTGCTATGTATGCACAATCAACTGGTATCCCATTTATAACCGTATATGCTATGACGGATGGCTTATACTACCATGAATGGGATCCAGATTATGTTTACGATATAAGGATGAATATATCGCCTGATCCTACATATGAAGACGATAATGAGCCATA